TTGATCATGCTCCAAAGTTATTGATATTTGCCAAAGCAGCAGGAGCAGCAGGTGACTTCATCATTGATTGGGGTGGAAAAATTTTTGATGGACTGGTAACATTTTTAGACTCTAGTTATTCAATGTATGATGGACTGAAAAGTAAAGTTGGAGATTTGTTTGGACAAAGTGGAGTACAAGAATTAGAAAAACTTTCCGAATCATTTAAAAAAGTTGCCAACTATACACTCATCACTGCGATGGCATTTGGTAACTTTGGTGAGAAAGCTGCCAAAGCACAAGAAGGGTTGGCAAAAAAAGCAGCAAAACCAATAGCAAAATCTGCCACAAGGGGTTTAATAAAATTATTTGGTAAACAAGGTGCAAGGTTTGTATTCAATGGATTGAAATTAGTAACTCCAGTTATTAAAAAGATACCCATCATTGGTCCTCTTGTTAACTTCTTAATCAGTTACTTTATTTTTAAGGAACCTGTAGGTAAAGCAGCATTGAGAGCAGTTGGTTCTGCAATCTTTGGTGCTCTTGGAGCAGTTGCTGGATCTATTATTCCAGTTGTCGGAACAGCAATCGGTGGATTCTTGGGATCAGTTGCTGGTGACTATGGTGGAGGATGGTTATATGATACTTTCTTCAAGGGGAAAGAATCTTTAACCGCAGGAGCAGCACCAGAACAAAGACCATCGCCAGGACAACAACCAGTAACAGGACAGTCTCAACAAGCAGGACCAATCACAGGATCTAATGCAGAGAAATGGAAAGCATTCTATGCAATGGCACAAAATGCTGGAGCAAAATACCCAGAGTTGGTTGCAGCACAATTTGCATTGGAATCAGATTGGGGTAGAGCACTATCAGCTCAAAATAATTTCTTTGGAATCAAAGCAACAAAAGGAGAATCAGCAACTCTTTCCAAAACACAAGAAGTTTATGGAGGTGTGACTGTAAACACTGCTGGTAGATTTAAGAATTTTGCAACACCACAAGATGCTGTCAATCATTTAGTTACACAATGGTACAAGGATTACAAGAGTTATCGTGGCGTCAATAATGCTGCAAGTGCTTTTGCTGCAGCAGATATGTTGAAAGCAGAAAACTATGCTACTGATCCACGATACCCATTCAAGTTAAAAAGATTACTCAATCAGTACGCAGGAGTAGTTGGATCTTCGCGTGACATACAAACTTTGATGTCACAACAAACCACTAGCACTAGCAATAATATACAAACTCAAAATGCTTCCATGACAAATGCTGGAGCAGGATCAAAACTTGCTGGCGAACTTGGAAAATTCTTGGATTCTAAAGGATTGGGTGGATGGGGATCTGGCGTCCATCAACACCCAGAACACCCACCATGGCCCCCAGAGTCTGGTCACAGAGTTAATTCACTACACTATCGTTCTCAAGGTGCAAGAGCAATTGACATTGGTGGATATGGTCCAAACCTATTCAGAAGAAAGGTTGGTGCTGGAGTTGATGATCAAACTCAAATCATTGCAGCAGTTAAAGAGTTTAATGCACAGAAAGGAGTAAAACCTGTAGAGTTCGCCCATGAAGGTAATGAACCAAGAGGACACTCTGACCACGTTCACGTTGCATATGCTAGAGGTGGTCAAACTTTAGGTTATCCTCACAGAGCAACACTGGGTGAGAGAGGAAGAGAAATTGTTGTTGACACTGATAGTTCTATCTACAGACCAATTAAAAATATGTTACTTGCAATCAACCAAGCAAGTACATATGCTGGTGTGTTAGGTGCCATTGCAGACTATGCACCATATGAAGATATCTTTGGACCACAGATGGTATTTGTTCAGCAACCAAGTGGTTCACAATCATATGGTCAATCTTCTGCTGGTTCTGCTGCACTCATACCAATTCCTGTGGGAGACATGAACAAACCGATGGACATCCTTTACAAAGGTGCTTAAATAAGATAGGAGAAATAAGACATGGCAGACACAGGAACATCAAAGAAGGCAGAATCTTCTTTCATTACAAAAGCAGAAATAACGTCTAACAAAGACAAGAATAAAGTAGTGAGTTTACTTGGTGGTACATCAGCACCAGGTCCACGCTTGGAAAAACTCATGTATTATGAAAGCATTCTGCAAGACACAGTGAAAGCAGAAGTGATCTTTGATGATACTGGTGGTGCTGTTGATAATAAGTCTGCGATTGAAGGACTTCCTATTGTTGGAACAGAGGAAGTTAATCTAGCATTTGAGGATAATAATCAGAACAAAATCAAAGTAAAATTATATGTGAACAAAGTCACTCCAGTGTACGAAGACACTAGAAAGACCAGAGTTCAACTCAATATGGTATCTGAAGAGTTCATAAAAAATGAGGAAGCAGACTCAAGGGTCAATTTCAGACTTGATGGAAAGATATCAGATCACATCAGTAAGATACTGAAGTCATCACTGAAGACTAAAAAGAAACTTGATATCGAAGAGACAAGTAATAATTATAATTTTATTGGAAACAATCGCAAACCATATTATGTTCTGAACTGGTTATCAAAAGCATCTATCTCTGGTAAAGATAGTAAGAAAGGATCTAGTGCTGGGTTCTTTTTCTTTGAGACTTCAGAGGGATTCAAGTTCAAGTCCATTGATGGATTATTTGCACAAGAGAAAAAGAAATCATTCCTCTTCAATGATTCTAGTGACAAGGATGGAAAAGTTCCCGCAGGATACAGTGGTAAGGTTCTTCAGCATCAAGCAGACAACAATATCAATGTCCAAGAAAAATTTCAGATGGGTGCATATGGAACAAGATTAGTTGTCTTCGATCCATTTAACTGCTATTATGAGGTGATCAAACAAACTGCGGAGGAAACAAAGAAAGGGACAAAGTTAGGAGGAAAGGACTTACCAAAGTTCAATGATAAGTTTAAGACTGATTTTACCAGGACAACTTATATGTTGGTTGATACTGGAACTCTTCCTTCTGGTAATACTCAACAACAAATAAGTAAATCAACGGAACAAAACTTTGACTCAAAGAATGTTCTGAATCAAGCAATTCGTCGCTATAATCAAATGTTTGCTGGAATGCAAACGATCACCATCAACGGAGACTTTAGTTTACATGCTGGTGATGTAATTTTCTTGGACACTCCTGGATTAAGACCAGAAAAGAATGATGAAGTTAACAGGGAACAAGGTGGTCTATATATTATAGCAGACTTATGTCACTACATTTCTCAAAAAGAAACGTATACAAAATTGAATCTCGTCAGAGATTCTTTTGGAAGAAAAGGAAATCACACAACTAAAGCACCATTATGACGGACAGAAGCATTCAACAACACATTAATGATGACAAAGATTTGCTGGAGAATGGAACATTGTCTCCACAAATGCGTCGTCATGTAGCAGATGAACTGGATCACCTCGAACAGTATCAGGCAAAGCACCCTGATGAAGACCATGATCCAACACCTTTAGAAATGTATTGTGATTCGCACCCAGATGCATCAGAGTGCAGAATCTACGAGGACTGATCTGAATGGAAGGCGGTGCTCTCTTTAATCCTGGTTTTTTAGGTGGCAATTTTCTCTGGTGGGTTGGTCAAGTTGCCGATGATTCCACCTGGCGTGAAAATGTAATTGAGAGCAAGCACCAAAGTTCGAGTGATAATTCTGGTTGGGGATACAGATATAAGGTAAGAATCATCGGTCTACATGACAAGGATGAGTCTTCCATACCATCTGACCAACTCCCCTGGGCTCAAGTTATGTACCCCATCACTGCTGGTGGTGGACAAGGTGGATCTTATCAAACTCCCGCAATCAAGCAGGGTATGTTTGTATTTGGATTCTTCCTTGATGGACAGGATCAGCAAGTCCCAGTTATTATGGGAGTTCTTGGTGCTAATGCACAAATTCCAAAGGCAACTCAAACAGCATTATCTGGTGGATCTAACTTTGTATCCCAAAGTGGTCATGCTAACTCTGGGTCTGATCCAACCAAAAAGGTTGGTGATAATGACCTAGTAACAGAAAGACCATCTGGTACAAGTCCCAGTGGACAACCAACTGGTGGGAATAATCCTGCCAATCCACCAACACCTAATGCTGCACCAACAAAGGAAAGTCCTGCTGCAACTCACCAAGAGACAGCAGCAGATAAAAGAAAGGATGAGGTATTAAAAAGAAAGCACTATCTTTGGTGCCCAGATCCCAAGAAAAAGAGTCCTATGAAAGGGATTCAGAATACCATTGAAGAGGTCATCAAAAAAATACAAAAGATACAACAAGCAATACAAGATTATGTTGCCGCAATTCAATCTGATATTAATGTTGTCAATAGTCTGATCAATCAAGTTAATGATATTGCTTCTTTAATAAAAGATGCTTCTTGTGAAATTGCAAAGTTCTTAAAAACATTATTCAGTCTTGTCCAAGATTTTATAACAGACCTCTACTCCAAAGTATTAAAACCACTCCTTAAGAATGCACCACCAACTATCAAAATTGAGATACTTGATAAGTTAATCAAAGGTTTGGAAATTATTGATTGTATCTTTAATAAGATCGGTCTTTCTCTCTGTGATTCTGCAGAGGCAGCACTCAAAAATTCTTTCGCAAGAAGAAGTGCACAATCTCCACCACCTGCAGATGCTCAACCATTCCTTACTGACCAATTCAGAGATATTCCTTGGTTCCCAAATGAAGGATACTATAACCCAACACCAATGTGTTATGTTGAAGAGTTAGTCGGAGAAATTCTTGGAGAAAACTTAAACGATATCATTCAAGGATTTGATGCTGCGGTTCTTCCTGTAGTAAAAGACATTCAGAATTCACTAGATGGATTAGGAACAAATGAGGGAACATCGGGAGCTGGTTCTTCTGGTACTCCAGTACCATCTAATTCTGGTGGTAATCTGATTCCAAATATTCCAAACCTCCCCAGTATTCCAAATCTTGGTGCACTTGGTGCTCTTGGTGGAGGTGGATTTGATATTGGTGCAGCATTAAGTTTCATTAGTGCTATTACTGGAATCTTCTCTTGCGATATTCTTCCGAAATGTTCACCAAATGAAACTCATACCCTACAAGAAGGTGGAAGTGGTAAACCAAGCACTGATGAACCCAGCAATGTAGGAGTTGCAAAAGCAGCACAAGCAAGAGCATCTGCTCCCAATAGAGATCCTCTTGCAAGAGCAGGATTTGATCCGAGATATGACACTCCTGGAGGTTAGAGATGAAAATAGTACCGCCATCTAGAGATCTCATCACAGTAGGATACATCAGTAAGACAGAAGGTTACATCTCTGGTCTTACGATTGAAGATGCGAATGAATATGAGAAGGCAAATCCAAAGACAACATATGTGTTTGTTGATGCAGATGCAAACATTAGATATTTGAGTATTGAACAGGTCAATCAACTAACAACAGCAAGTTTGGAGAGAACACCAAATTGTGATACTGGTCCCAAACCTTGCGGTCCACCAAGAATTAACTTCTATGGCGGCGGTGGGATTGGTGCGAAAGCAAACCCAATTGTTGATGTTAATGGTGTTATTCTTGCTGTTGATATTATTGATGGGGGATATGGATATACCACATCACCTGGAGTTCAAGCAATAGATGATTGTGATAATGGAAGTGGTGCAGTTTTAGAACCAAGAATGGAAAATGGAAGAGTTGTAGATGTAATTGTGTTAGATGGTGGAAGAGGATACTTACCACCAGGACAAACAGTTCCACAATATCCTGCTCGCATCTGTATAAAAGAAATTCTTGTCACAAATCCAGGAATCAATTATAATTGTGGTGTAGATGAATTAGTTGTAACACCAAGTAATGGTGCAAAACTTACATATCAGTGCGATACCTTCGGCAGAATTAGATCTGTAACTATTGTCAATAAAGGATGTTATACAGAACTTCCAAATATATCAATGAGATCAACAACGGGGGTCAATGCATCTTTTGTTCCATTATTTGAGGTAACCAGAGATCCACAGATACCAGAAGAACCACCTGCTGTTGGTGTTGTTCAGGTATATGACCTTGTTGGTTTTACTCGTCAAGGTTATGTGGATGGAAGAGAGTACTATGGAAATGTCTTTTTTGATGCTGGAATTAAATATGCTGGTAACAGAAATACAGGAATCAGAGTTTATGAAACAAGAGCACAAAGCATTGGTGCAGCACCAGTAGAGGTCACAACAACACCAGATACTGATATTACCGACACTTTTGTCTCTGGGTACTAATAAATACTAGGACAAACCACTTAAGTTATGGCAGAAAAAAGAAATTGGTGGACTCAAACTATAAGTGCCATGAATGGTGCTTTATCTTTTGGTAAGTTGAGTCCAAAGGGAGATGTTACATCAAGTGTTGATCTACAAGGACTTGATGGCAGACACTTTATTGATCTAACTGAAGATGGTGTCCGTAAAGGATGGACAACCATGAATGCTCCTGGTGCTGTCCAAATCAATGCAGGTGAGGACTTAAAGAAAGAGCAAGATGCCGTATTCATGAATGCCGAAAATGGCGACGTGATTATTCGTGCAAGAAATGGAAAGGTTAGAATAGAAGGACTTGATGTGGAGATTTCTGCCACAGGAACAAGTGGAGAAGGATTTGTTATTGTTGGTGCAAATGAAGACGTAAAGGTTGACGGTAAAAATATCACACTGAATGGAAAGAACTCTCTTAAGTTGATGTCAACTGGAGTTCTTGTTTTAGATGGAAAGTTGGGGATGCAGATACTTTCTACAATGTGCTATGGTGCAAGTTCATCATCAGATAATAGAAAAAAACCAGGACAAATTAAGTAAGGAGGAATTATGGCATTTCAATTTGACGAGACTCATGTATATGATGGACAACTTCTTGTTGGTCCAGAGAATAAAATACCAACTGCTTTAGGTGTTGCAGCAACAAAGATTAAGGGATCTGGGTATGTTCAGGGCCCTCTGTTAGTTGGTTCTGACAAAGAGTTTCCCACACCATATGCTACGGTGATGATTACTCCACCAGCACATGATGGTTTACCCACAATTGTTCCTGGTGCGTTATGCAAGGGAGTAAATAATCCATATTCACTCTCTGTTTCTGGATCATCGGCATTTCTTGGTCCTGTTGACACTAGTGATGATATGCAAGTTGGAAAGTCATTGTTTGCTCAAGGAGATGTAGTATCTAATTGTGGAGCACACTTCTTATCTGCCAAAAAGAACTTTGATATTCCTCACCCAACAAAAGAAGGATGGAGACTTCGCCATACTTGCCCAGAGGGACCATCTAATGATGTTTACTTTAGAGGGAGAATCAAGAACAAAACTAAAATCTATCTCCCAGAATACTGGAAAGAACTTGTTGACCCAACCACGATTACAGTTAATCTGACACCTGTTGGTGCTCATCAAAATATAATTGTGAAAAGAATTGGTGAAAATAAGATTCACCTCCAAGCAAATGGTGGAATGCCCATTGATTGTTTCTTCCATGTTTTTGGAACTCGTGCTGATGGTGAAAGACTTATCCCAGAATATGAAGGAGAATCTCCAGCAGATTATCCAGGGGACAATAACCAGTACTCTATTTCTGGTTATCATTATGACGTTAAGGAGAACTAATTATGGCAGCAGGAAAATTTACACCAGAA